GGTGGTGACGACAAGAAGCTGGAGACGATCTATGCAAACCTGCACTCCCTCAAGGAGTTCCTGGATCCAAAGAACTTCAAGTCCTACGCTGAACTTGAGCGCAAGCTCAAGGAAGTTCTAGGTGAAGCAGGTCAGGTCCTGACGACAGCTGAGCAGACTGATCTGGATGAGAAGACTGAAGCACCGGCTCCCCGTACCGCTGCAGCGCTTCCCCCTCGTTCAGCTCCAGCCAAGCAGGCTGAGTCCGCTGATGGCGAAGATGAGGACACGCTGTCCTACTTCGCCAAGCTGGCCAAGGAAGACTGATCTGAACTGAAAGGTTCTTCATCAAGGGTGTACCGATTTGGTACACCCTTTTTTAGTGTCCCCAATTTGCCAGCGGCATCGTCATCCAACTCGTCTTGTCAGGGATGTTAGAGCTATTGTAAGTGACAGACTGAGAGGAGATGTTAGTCGGCTTCTTGCTAGCCGCCGGTGCCGCCTGGGCAATTGTATTGGTAGCTGCGCTGGCCTTCAGTTCATCGTTACTGTTCTGAATTGCAGCGAGCTCCGATCCGACAGTCGACGGCATAGCTCCGACTGCGGCCTGAGTTTGACCACCTTCCATGTTCTCTTTCATGGCCTTCATGAAGGCGTCTTCGGCTTCTTTGAACCATCCGAATATACCCTTGTCCTTGTTCTCTTCCTTTAGCTGTCCTGCCTTCTTATCAGCCTCTTCCTTCAGTTTCTTGTCTTGCTCTGCGATATGCTTGTCTACGCGTTCTTGTTCTTCCTTCAGTCGTTTTACCGAGGTACGCTCCTGGGCTTCTTGGAGTATGCCCTTGTTCGGGCTCTGAGTGCTTTCGGCTTCGGTCGCCGTATTTGTACCGCCAAGCAATTTGGTGAAGCTGAACTTTCGCACGGACGACATGTCTGCGCCGAACCATTCTCCGACGCTAGCTACCGCGTTCTTGACAAGATCCATTGGCAGAGCTAATAGGAATTTGGCCAGTCCTCTGAAGATCTCGATGATACCACCTAAGAAGTCTCCTGACTTGAATTTGTCAGTGATGTCATCCCAGATGTCTACAACAGTCTGAAATACCTTCTCGAAGGTCTGGCGACCCCAGGCAAGTAATCTGTCCAGGAAAGTATTGATCAACTCGGTGAAGTCGAACGAATCCAAGAATTCCTCTGCTTCGCTGAAGCCAAACTTACCTAGGATCCAAGAAACTGCACTCTTCAGAAGATCTAGCGGAGCACCGATCACTCTTCCCAGGAGCTCTTTGATTCCTGTTCCTAGTGCTTCTCCAAGATCTCCTGTCTCACCGAACTTGTCGAATGCTGCTTTAATGGATTGGAAGACGTCCCAGAAGATCATCAGCTTTCCGACGATCACGCCAAGTACCTTACCGATACCGAAGAACTTTCCGAACTTGGAGAAGAATGAGTCATACAGACCCTTCATATAATTAATGAGTTTCGTAAAGAATTTGCCAATCTTACCGAGGAATCCGCCTTCCTTAGATAATTCTTTGAAAGCCTTTAAGCTATCCGAGAACAGTTCTCCAAATGATTTCGATAAATCTTTGAAGAATTCTCCGATCTTCTTGAATGGTGTTGATAATTTCTCGATGAATTTTGAATTCAGTCCGATCCTTGCCAGGAACTCATCGATCTTGAGTAGCTTAGCTATAGTTGTGGTAATGCCCTTGAACAGCTTTGAAAAATATCCAACTATTCCCGCAACAAATCCGGTAACCAAACCCCCGATGATTCCTAGAGCTCCCAGCAACTTTTCCATGAATGTGGCTGGCTTGTCGACTCCCTTGACAGTAGTATCCTTTTCCTCTTTATCCTTTCCTACTAGCTTTTTCAATAGGGAAATCATTTCAGAAGTATTCTCGCTATCCTGTAAACTATCCACGCGGCGCTTATTTGCCTCACTCGACAATAGATTCGCGATGAATGATAAATCCTCCATTATTAATCCGATTCTATTATTCGTCGACTCGGCATAGGAGGCTAGAAGGACAGTTCCGGCTTCGATTGAACTAGATCTTTTATCAAGCCCGACAACTGATTCGCTGATTCCTAATACAGATTTGTTCAGGGTTATTAAATTCTGACAGATCTCGGTCAGAACATTATCATACGATCTCCCTGCGGCTTCTTCGGAAGTGCTGACAACCTCCTTCTTTTCTATCTGTTCCTTCTCTTTTTCCTGACTAACTGGGGCAAGATCGAGCGCCTTCAGAGTGTTAGTCTGAATCTTGTCCAGAGTTTCGTTCTGGACCATCAGTTCTAACAGGATATCCTCGAATGTCGATTGCTGCTTATCTTTCATAGTGTCTTGTTCTGGCGCTTGATTCGTTCATTCTCCTCTTTGATGTGATCCATCAAAAGAGACACGTAGATTTCCCTCTCCCAGGGGAGCATGTTATCAAGCTCGGTCAGACTGTACTTGTGATGTTGCATCAAAGCGAAGTTAGTCTGAAAATGATTGACCAGGCTGTCATGGGAGAGGCTTATGAGAAAAAATTCTGGAGTCCTCGAAGTAGAATTGCGTTATCATGAGCGCAGCTATGGCATTTGAATTCAACCGAATGTTCTAGCTTTGGAGTGGCCTCGATGAACTTCTGGATCTTCATGAACTGAGTCTGGTTCAGAGACTCAATGAATTGGCGAAGTTCTTCCTTCGAGTGGTCAGAGGCACGATAGACTCCCTTGTCGTCAAAGATCGAATCAATGCATCCGATGATGACTGACATGATCATCTCTTCCTGACCAGACTTTTGATCCATATCGGAGAGTTCAGAGATGAGGCTGACACCAGGCCAGTTCATGACGACACCGATCTTGTCGGTCAACGAGATCTTAGCATCCGGCAGTCCCTCGACATTCACCTTGATCGAATCAAGGTTGAGCTCGATCGGATTCGGCTTCTCGCACTTCTCACACTTCAGCGTCAGCTTCGAGACTTCACCGACGGACTTGGATCTCAGCTTCAGGAAGATGTATTCCAGATCAAAGACTGAAAGCTTGTCTGGATCGATCTTACCGAAGGTGCAGGAGGCAACGATGTCCTTGACTGCCTGAGTGATCTGCTTCTGGTCACTAGATTCACGAGCGACCATCAGGATCTTCTCTTCCTTTACCAGATAAGGGCGATATTGTACCTTACGGCCGGTGGACGGAAGGCGGAGTTCATATTTCGGGGTCTCAATTGTCGGTAGTGGCATGACGAGTTATGGTATAGTGATGTTGTAGGTTTTCGTTCAGAAAATTTTCTTGATGCCTCCAATGGTAGTCTTGACGGAAGAGACGGCGGTCTGGATTGCACCCTCTTCCTCGAAGTTCTCGTACGTCATTGTAACGAAGAACTTCTGCACAGAATTCTCTTGAGTGTTATCCAGAGCGACCGAGGTGAATGAGACCGGATAGGCCTTCTTCAGCTTGATTCCGTACACCGGAAGGTTCTCCTTGTTCAGCTGCTGAATCACCACATCGGTGGTGTATTCGTTCTGGTAACGAACTCTGTAATTCTCGAAGTCGAGCACCAGGTTCGCCCACTTGTCGAACATCTTCTTGACATAGTAGTCGTTCGTCAGCAGGAACGAGAATGTGACGTCTTCGTTCATGAATCCATATGGAATCTTGATCGCCTGGCGATTGCTCTGATAGTCCATCGTCAGGATCTGGCGTCCCGGAAGCATGCACGATTCACAGAGGATTCCGATGTCACGAGGATCATTGATGAGCGAACTTGCTCTGAAATTACCGGATAGCAGCGAGACAGCAATGTTCTGCAGATCGATATTGAGCAGACTTGCGGCTGGAGGCTGCATATAGACAGCGAATCGATTCGGATGCGCAACTCCGCCATGCTTGACGATCGTACCCTTCAGGTCATTGATGCTTTTTCCTATGAGTGTAGCCATGGCTATTAGGTCTTTTGATAAGTTTTCTGCGAATCTCTCCAGACACGGGCCTTTTGAGCTCCTCTAAAGTGTTCAGTTGGCAAGAAGATCGATGTCTCCCAGTCTGGAGCGTGAACCTGAACGATTCGGCTCTTGATCTGATCAAAGAGGTAGTGCTTGATGCATGGCTTGAAGTAGCGATATCTCTGTGCATTCGCCAGAAGCTGATAACGAATCTTCATTCGCGTATTCTCGTTCAGCTTGTCATCCTCAGTGTTTGCCGTCTCCATCAACTTATCCAGGAATATGGCACGTGCCTTCGGGTGAAGGTAGTGCAGATTCAGTCCCAGGAATCCACCCTCGGCAGGTTTCAGCATGATAATGAGAGGGAAACGATCGAAGTACGGCAGAGTATCTTTGTGAAGAGCATCATACACAAACATGTACATGAAACCCCATCTTGGCTCTTGCCTGACCTTGACGGCAGGATCGTTCAGTAACTTGCGGCGATTAATGCGACCGTTCAGTTCTTTGACGCGTTCGATGAACCATTCACGGGCCTGTCGCGACCTAGCCTCAAATCCTGCGGCTGAGGCTTCTTTTCTGAGTGTGTCAAATAGTGACGCCATGGTCACCTATTTATAGACAATTCTAGAGGATTTTGATTCCCAGCGATCTCAGAAAGTCTTCGTCCCATACCTGAAAATTCCACCCACGATCTGCAGCGTATTCATTTGCTGCTTCCCACTTGCTGATGTTCTTCGCGTAGGTCATGACCTCGGTGATGTACTTCCTCGTCTTCTTTCCGGGATTCTTCGGCGGCTTTGTCTCCTTCTTTGGCTTGATCTCAACTAGGAACACTCTGCCATCGGTCAGTTCAAACTTGATGTCGACGAAGTATCGATGCACCTGACCGTCTGTCTTGCAGCGATACGGCACAACGACTTCCTCTGATGACCACGACTTGACTGACTCATGTTCGTCGAGCCAGCGAAAGACCTGTCGTTCCCAGAGAGAACGGTACACGATGTTCGTGACGTCACCTCTGTATTTCGAATGGTTCTTTGGAGAGAATTTGCCTCGGTAACTCAATATAAATACCATATTTATGCCGGATAATCCCATCGAAATCGCAAAGGAAGCTTATCGACAGAACGAGGCTGGAGTTACTCGACTGCCGGCATTCACCGTATCGGAATCTCGAATCATCGCATTCCCTGACGATGTCAGAGGAAAGAGTTTGCCATTCGTGTTATTTCAAGCACAAGGCAAAACTCAGAGTCCGGCGATCGCGCTCCCAATACCTCCAGGACTTGCTGTGGGCGACGGTATGTCCTATTCCGCCTATAATCTTGGAGTCATTGGAACCATCATGGCTGAGACGTTTACGCAGATGGGAAAACAAAATAGCGTTGCTGGAGTGATCGGCGCTGGTATAGGAGGAATGGTGGGGTCGATCATTGACAAAGGTAAACAGATGAATGCCGCAGCCGCGGTTTCAGTTCTAGCCAGAAGATCTGGGTTTGAACAGGTGGCCGATGTACTAGATTTCACGAATCGTCAGGTCATTGCTCCTAACACCAATACGACCTTTCAGAACTCAAACATCAGAACTTATTCGTTCACCTTTAAGATGGTATCTCGGACGAAGACAGAGGCCCGAGCGATCAAGAAGATCGTCGAGGTATTTCGTGAGTACATGTACCCGGAGGGTAAGGATGTCATCCTAGAATATCCTCCGACCTGGAATATCAAATTCCATGACAAGGATGCCGAGGTCAATCCATATCTTCCTCAGATCTATAGCTCGTATCTGACGAACTTGTCGACGGCATTTAACTCCACGACGAACATCTATCACGAGGACGGAAGTCCGGTAGAAACCGACATCGCAGTTTCATTCCAGGAAACCAAGGCCCTGACGCGTGGGGATATCAAGAAGCTGGAACAGACCAAAGCTTCAAAGGAATAACACATGGCCTTCTTTCGTCAATTTCCTAAGGTCGGGTATGACTTCCAACAGAACGGGGTCATCACCAACATCATCGACATCTTTCGCTCTGTCAAGGTCGACACTGTTTTTTTGGACGACATGTCGACGTACCAGTATTATCAGGTTCGTAACGGCGAGCGGCCTGATATCGTCTCTACTATTCTTTACGGATCTCCGGACTACTACTGGACATTCTTCGTCGTCAATGAACACCTGAAGACTGGACTGTCTGGATGGCCGATGAACAGTGATGAGTTCGAGGACTACATGGATCTGGAGTACTCTGGAACTGTGATCGATACTGAGCCGAACGTGAAATACACTCCAGACGGCACGATCGCAGACTACGAGAATTCATTGGCCGGAAGATTCAAGATCGGAGAGATTATCAATGGACAGACGTCACTAGCCTCAGGTCTTCTGAAGGAAAAGAATCTTGAGATGAGTCAGCTGATACTCGGAGGCGTGAGTGGAAATTTCCGTGTCAATGAACGAATCGCCGGTGCCACAAGTGGAAGTACGGTCGTCACGAGCCGAGTGTACCTGCATCGTGATGCTCCGCACCACTACGTCGGATCTGACGGATTGGAGATCTATAGCTCTAGATTCATTGACGAAGATCTGACGTTAGAAGGAGTCAGGCCGGAAGCCGCAGACTTTAGCCTGTCACCGGTGTCCTATTATGAGTATGAGACTCAGCTAAATGACGAGAGAGGTAAACTGAGAGTCGTGCGACCAAACATGATATTCCAGTTCTCTCAGCTATATTCAAAGCTGATCAATCAGTAAGGCATGTCCAGACAATCCAACGTAAGTCTCAACACGTCCGAGGTGCTGATGCCCTCGGCATATCGCGTTTCTGAGATAGTTCTGAAGAATTACCTGGGAAAAGAATATAATATCCAGAGAGTCGTCGGCGACTTTACTATCACCGAGAGTATTTACAGATCAGCGCTGACACTAAGTCTCTCCATCAGAGATGACTCCAGTTTCATGGAACAAGCCGCTCTCTCGGGGCATGAGACGATCGAGGTGAAATTAGAAAGACTTCTGCCAAACGGAGAACTACAGAAAGTAGATCTTTCATTTCGTGTCACTGAATATCCGGTCTACTCTAAATTCAATAATGGAGTTCAGGTATATCGGCTGAACGGTGTTGCACCTCATTCCTACATATCTAAATTTAAGAAGATCTCCAGGTCGTTTCGTGGTAAGATCGGCGACTTTGTAAAAGGAGTGTTGAAGAACGATCTGGGACTCCCTGACAATAAGATCGACATCAGTCCAAAGGCCACTGGCAACGTTGTTTTTGTAGTTCCGAACATGGAGCCAATCGATGCAATGCACTGGGCAATTCGTCGTGCATTCACCGAAGAAAATAGTCCGTTCTATCTGTACCAGACGTTGGATGGAGTTGTACACCTGAGATCTCAGGCCGAATTTGCCGTTCAGGATGTCTATAAGAAGTACCAGGACGCCAAGTTCTTTCAGTACGACATTGCTACTAATCCGGTCGAGGCATTCGAAGAGCGTTCGACTCGTATTCTCAGCATAGACTCTGACCTGAGTATGGCGAAGCCGGTGATGGCCTCGAATGGAGCATTCTCGTCAAGAACTGAGTACGTCGATCTTGCCACGAAGGTGTATTCAGTCTCGAAGTTCAATTATAGCGACCGAGTCAAGGATTTCCCGACAATGGAAGGATATCCGCTGCTATACGATAGTTTTGAGATCGACGAGGGAAACAAGATCGGATCGTATGATGGCGCAAAGATCAATTATGTTCCTCTGAATTCTCTGGCATATGCAAGTCCATACGCAAACTACCACTCGACTTCGGCTGGAGGAGTCATCAATCAGGCTCAATCTCAGTACGAGACGATCGATGCCATTCAGCATCTAATCGTGCTGAACGGAGATTTCAATCTGAACTGTGGAAAGACGATAGAATTAAAGATTCCTCCTGCCTGGGATCCTACTCCAGAAAAACGCGGGACGCGCGGACAGGATGACGAGACGCTGAATGATTACATCTCAGGATCGTACCTCGTCTCTGCGATTGTCCACAATTTTGCTGAAGAATACTACTCTGAAGTGAAGGTGAAGAGAGACTCTACGCCTACGAATCCATTTACATCATGAACGCTCAAGACAATTTTATCTCCAAGCACTTTGCTTGGTTCACGGGGGTCGTAGAGGACATTTTCGATCCAATGCAGATGGGTCGAGTTCGTGTTCGCTGCTTTGGATATCACACCGCCGACAAGGCGCAGATTCCGACCGAAGATCTCCCTTGGGCTCTGGTTATGATGCCGGTGACCTCAGCATCGATGAGCGGAATCGGGCAATCGGCGACTGGAATACTTCAGGGAAGCTGGGTGATCGGATTCTTCCGAGACGGACCATCTGCACAAGATCCGATCGTACTAGGAACTATCCCAGCATTGACTCCTGCAGGAGATTCTGAAAAGGGATTCAGCGATCCGGCAGGAAAGCATCCGATCAATCCAAATGAGAACGATATGCCGCGAGAGGCGAGGGCTGAATATCAGCAGTCCTCGGCATATGTCACCAGAAAGGGTCTCAGGGTTACTCGAGTCGAAAAGGCTGTTCCACCAAAGGTCAGCAGCGTCGCTGTCGATGAACCGGACTCTTACTACCAAAGATCCGACTGGAGTACATTAGACATCACTCAGACCACCAAGCCTGACTACACGTTCAACAACGCTGTTCATACTCAAGGCGGTCACGTCAAAGAGATCGATGACACCAATGAGAGCAAAAGAATGCTGGATCAACATTCATCCGGTACGTATGTCGAGGTTGTTAATTCTGGAGACAGGACTGTATACGTCGTCGGGAATAACTACACGGTCGTACTAGGATCCGACAACATCTATATCAATGGGTCATGTAATTTGACCGTTGCCGGAGACTTCCGCCACCTCGTCAAAGGAAACTATCATCTAGAGGTTGAGGGAAACAAGACCGAATATATCAAGGGATCCCGGCAGTCCAAGATCGGTCAGTCTGAACAGGCCGAGATCGGAAAGGATTTAGCCACAAACGTAACCTCGAATCTTATCTTTCGAGCAGGAGCAAATGCAACTATCACCATCGATGGAAGCAAAGCTCAAACAATCGGAGGTAACTGCGACCTGACAGTGGCTGGAGATAACGGATTGGTTGTAGTCGGAAAGCACCAGGAATTCTCCGCTGGACACCACGAGACCTCTTCGGCCGGTCATCTTTACCTGTCATCGAAGGAGAACCTAGAGCTAGAGACCCTGGCGGCATCTGCCATAAAGGCCGATGGATCTCAGACGATCACAATCGGCGGTACACAGAACATGACTATCAGTGGTGACCAGACGATTCAGGCCTCGGTGACGAATATCCAGAACAATGTTAACGTCAGTGGTACGTTAGCTGCAACGACTCAGGTCCGCGCTGGAACTCCTGCAGTCAACCTTACGACTCACACGCACGGTACTCCTCCGAGTACACCTTCACCTACCAAACCGAGCTAATCTATGTCTCTATTATGTGGCAAAAATCCGGCTCTTGATGCGGTCAATGCTGTCAAGGATGCGATTAAGGCAAAGCTGGCCGATAAGAAAAGCGCACTAGGAGGACTGGCTTCTCAGGCGGAAGCTCTCAAGTCCAAACTGAACGAACTAAAGGCCAAGGTCTCTACATTGGATTCATTTCAAGCAGAGTTAGCCGGATTGGTCGGAGCAACTCCGGAGCAGATAGCGGCATTCAAACAGAAGTGGAATGGGAAGGTTGCAGAGCTTGATGCTCTAGTGGCTAAAACGACTAGTGGAATCGCAGATGCTCTGGATTTCTGTAAAGATGTCCCTAATGTCAAGATGGATCCTACAACAGGACAGGTCGTGACTGAGGCCAAGGAATCTTCCACGCCGAATGCGAACCCAAGCTCAGCTGAAGCTGTTCAGACCACGATAACGGTTCCAGAAATACCGAAAAGTTGACTATAAATAGAAAGATCAATGGCCGGAGCACTCACAGTTTATGACCAGAATATCTTGGCGCGCAAATCAGCGATTGTCTCGCAGCGTAAGCCATACTCGGATCTAGACGTTACATTGACCCTAAATGTGGCAAAGGACATCGATCCTTTACTCGACGTTGATGCCGTTAAGCAAGCAGTCAAGAATCTAGTTCTGACCACGTTCGGAGAACGTCCATTTCAGCCTAGATTGGGATCTGCACTGAAGGGTCTATTATTTGAACCGGCCGACCGAATCACGATTGCAGTGCTTCGTCAGTCGATTCGTGATGTTCTTGTTCGAAACGAACCTAGGATCGATTCAATCACGATTGAGGTGATCGACGAATCTGATTCAAACAGATACCAGGTCAACCTAGGTTTCAGGGTCATATCTTTAAGCCAAGAGGTGGATCTGACGGTCTACCTGCAACGCATACGCTAATTTTCCACCATGGCTCAATTCAACGTCACTGAACTCGACTTTCAGAAGATCAAGGATTCTATCAAGGATCACTTCAAGTCGCAATCTAAGTATAACGACTTCGACTTCGATGGATCTAATCTATCCATCCTTCTGGACATCCTGGCGTATAATACACACTACAATGCCATGGTGGCGCATTTTAGTCTGAATGAGTCGTTTCTTGATTCTGCTCAGATCCGTGGTAATGTAGTCTCTCATGCTAAGACGCTTGGATATGTTCCGAGATCCATTCAGGCATCCTCGATCAATCTGAACGTGACAGTCACTGGAAGCTCGACTACTCCGGCGACTCTGACCATGGAAAGAGGAACTAGATTCCGTAGTAATAGCGGAACCACAAATCCATACACATTTGTGGTTCTGGAGCCAATGACTTCTCCGAAGAACAGCTCGAACCAGTACGTATTCACAAATACTCTGGCGAAGCAGGGAGTACTGAAGAGAATGGTCTATCTCGTTGACAATTCAATCGAGAATCAGAAGTTCGTTATTCCGGAAGACAACGTGGATGTCAATACGATCCGAGTCCGTGTCAAGACGAACCAGGATTCTGATGACTATGAATCCTATACCAAATTCACGACTCTGTCCGGAATCACTTCTACTTCCCTAGTGTACTTCATACAAGAGAATGCTAGCGGTAAATTCGAGATCTTCTTCGGTGACGGACTACTGGGAAAGAAGCCGATCAACAACAATATCGTAGAAGTAGAGTACATCTACACGTCAGGCGCAGAGGCCAACAATCTACGTTCTTTCACCTCTCTGGACAGCATTGGAGAACTCTCGAATATATCGGTTTCTTTGGCCTCTACGAATATCGCCTCGTACGGAGGAGGTGAGCGCGAATCCATCGAGTCTATTCGGTATAATGCTCCTTTCACGTACCTGTCTCAGAATCGCGCAGTCACTGCCGACGACTATCGCGCACTAATTATCCGTGACTTCGGCAACATTGATTCTATCTCGGTTTGGGGTGGAGAGAAGAACGCTGAACCAGACTACGGAAAAGTCTATATCGCCATCAAACCTTCTGGCGCCACCGCATTGAACACTGCCCAGAAGAACAATATCATCTCTGCGCTGGAAGGTAAGAACATTGTTTCTATCACTCCGATCATCGTTGATCCTGAATATACCTACATCAAGCTGGATGTTTTCTTCAAGTACAATCCGAACCTGACCGATAATACTCAGATCGCTCTGGAAGGACTGGTACGCAATAAGCTTCAGCAGTACAATGAGACATACCTACGCCGATTCGACGGTGTATTTCGCTATTCGAAGCTGCTATCAGAAATTGACTCAGTCGACAAAGCCATTCTTAACTCTGTGGCACGTGTCTACATGTTCAAAGACATTAGCCCATCTCCATCAATTTCTAGCTTCGACCTCACATTTGCTTCGCCGATCTATTCTACGAATTCATCGAGCCCTGTCTTAACATCGTCTGAATTTAAGATCGGTGGAATCACTCACTACATCAAGGACGGTCCGATTGCTAATTCGGTCGATCGCACAATCTACTTGTATCGTCGAGGAAATACCGGAGACGTAAAAGCCGCAACCCTTGGCACAGTATATTCTGCAGCCGGAAGAGTCGTCATCAACGGACTATATCCTGACACGACAGACGTCATTCGACTGACACTGGTTCCGAACTCATTCGATCTTGCTCCGAAGCGAAACCAATTGCTAGATATTGCTCTCTCTATTCCTTCCGGAAGAGGAGATCTGGAGCCATCTACAATCACTGGAGAAATCGACACGATTGCTGTGGCAGGTTCGGCCGGTGCAATCAATTATACCACGGTCTCACGCCACGAAGGTTAACAAATGCCTCACTCACTTGAGTTGATTGCCAGTACACGTAAGAAGACCAAAGAGTCTGTTCGCGTAGACGCTCTTTTTCCTAGCGAGCTTCGTCAGACCGGAGTCAAACTGATCGAGCTGCTCCAGGATTACTATTCTCATATCAATGAGGAAAGCCAGGCCAGCTATGAGATCAATCAGCTGGTCAACGCCAGAGACATTGATATCACGAAGGATGCATACCTTGATCTGATCCAAAAGGAGATCGCCGTTGCGATTCCGAAGAGCCTGGTTGCCAATCGAGTTAATCTATACAAACAACTCTCTAAGTATTACACAGTTCGCGGATCTCAGGAGTCGATCGAGCTCTTCTTCAAGATCATCTTTCAGGATAACGCCGAGGTATATTTTCCTAGAAAGGACATGCTGATCGCCTCCGATGGCGTATGGCTAGCCGATGTTCAGCGACCAGTGTATTCAGCGGCGCCCCTGCTTGGAATCATCGGAAACGGAATCGGAGCAAAGGCCTCAGTCACGACTTCCAATGGAGCAATTCGACGAATCAATGTGACCAATGGAGGTACGCTGTATCCGTGCCCGACAGCCGCAATCACAGGTAACGGATCAAGCGCTCAGCTGAAGGTTTACGTTGCAGATGGTTCCATTCGTGCTATCAAAGTCGTGAACGGAGGCTCCGGTTATACCACTGCGAGCGTATCGATCACTGGAACGTATACGACGGCAGCAACGACCACCGTCGAGATCGTAAATGGATCTATATCGTCTGTCACCATTACTTCATGCGGATCGGGATATGACAGTCCTGGTGTCAATATCACTGGAAACGGCAGTGGTGCTACTGCAATTGCTTTCTGTGCCGGTGGAGTGATCGAGCACGTTCAGATGGAAACGTTTGGTTCTGGGTATAGCTCTGCGAACCTTCAGTTTACCGGTGCGACCGGATCTGGAGCACAGGCGACAGCAGTGATTGTAAATGGAGCAGTCACTCAGGTGACTCCGACGGCTTATGGATCTGGGTATACGACCGCCAAAGTCGCCTTAAATGGAGTTGTCCTGGATGATTCTTCTTCGGGTTCAGCCCAGGCGAAGATCATTCCATATGTCGATCTGAGTGGAAACGATGCTGGAGAGATCCGATCGTACAAGATCGTCGATTGCGGCCAAGGGTATGAAATCGCGGGAAATTTCTTAGGATATGCCCTGGGAACCTATAACGAAAAACGAGGGTTCGTATCGGATATCATTAAACTTCAGGACTCGTATTTCTACCAGAAGTTTTCATACGTAATTCGAACCGGTAACAACTTTGATGCCTGGTCCGATACCTTCAACAAGTTGGTTCATCCGGCCGGCATGATATTCTTTGGTGAGATCTTGATTCTTC